CCGTGCCGTCGGAATAGGTGACGATGGTCATCACGTAGAGGTAGTTGCCTTTCGCTATAGTGGGCTGCGGGGGCGTGCTGGTGGATGCTATCTTGCTCCAGTCGGGTTTGTCGTTGGGTGAAGAGGAGATATAATATTTGTACGCTGTATTTTTGACAGTGACTCCGTCAGTGATAACAGTCAAGCTATCTGAATATTCTCCCCCATCAATAGCGAATGAGCATTGTATGTTCTTGCAATCTTTACTCAGATAGAGATTGCCTCCTTCCGCAACGATGCTTGTTGCGTCCGAGGAGGTAATCTCAGTCCCCAAGAGCTCACCGTTTGCGTCGTAGCATCCAAGGCGGCAAGACTTCGACGTGTACGCCTCGCCGTTGAGCAGGAAGTCACACTCCAATGTCATTGCCGCATCAGCGTCCCGTACCGTGTTGTAATTCAACACGCCTACCGAGATTCCGTTGAGCTTGAAAGCAATGGAGTATGATTTCCCGTCCTCGCCTTTGTTCGACACCCACCACTCGCTCGAGGACGATGGGGTGTTGCCCTTGTTGCCGTCTTTGAGGCTTGTCCACGTACAGCCGTTGTAATTGACGACACCCGCTTTGGGATATGCGGTCTCGCTGTTCCAGTCACCAAAGAATACCGATAAGGGATATTCCTCATCATCGCTGCGCAGTGTAAACTTATCTGCAACCACGTTGGTGGCGAGGCGTGACAGGTGCGTCTTCCGATGTCTTGACAGGCAGAAGTCGTCGATGCCGTAATAAAAAGCAAGGAAGGGTGTCTCGATTCCCATATCCAAAGAATCGTAGGCGGCAAGGTAGATGGCACTCTGCCGCTTGTAGTCGAAGTTGCCGTCCTTGTCCGTTGCAACACTGCCGAGCATGGCCACGTTATCGCCCTTCTCGGGAATGCCCGATGAGGTGGCCTCGGTGAACGTCTTTCCGCCTTCGGTGATGGTTTTTCCCTGCGCCCTGTTGTACCAGTCGAGCGAGATATAATTGTAGCCTCCCGAGTTGCCGGCATCCACCACCTTACACCACCATGTTTTGTTGCCCGCGTTCTCGCTCACTCCCTTCTTCAAGTTTGCGGTCATGCACACTGCGAAGTCTCCCACCTGCCATTGATTGTCGATGGTCTTCTCACCGTCTGAGTCCTTCCAGTAGAGAATATATCTTTCGTCTTCTCCTCCTGCCGTTCCGTGGCGGGAGACGTTCTCAGCGATGAATCCGTTAGCAGGTGTGAGCAGCACGCTGCCGCCCGCGCTCTTTATCTCGTCGATGATGAGCTTAAAGAAGTGTGCGGCCCCCGTCACCGTCAAGTCCTTGACCTTCGCGTCCCGCCTTACGATGAGGTCGTCTAACTCGCCCGTGGCGATTGCGTCAAGAAGGCGTAGGGCCCAACCTTGCGGCGTAGTGCTTTCGGTGGTAGACAGGAAACCGCTGCTCTTCACGTCACCGTAGGTAATCAGCCCCTTTATAAATTTGATAAGTCCGGAAGCTGTGTCGTCGTGAATCTTGGAGAGGTATCTGGTGTCTCCTATTGCTGTGGCTATATCCTCAACGACAGACGGACTCACACCACCTCCCACGTTTCCATTCCTAATGTCGTTGGCGATGCTGTCGACCTTATTCTGTATCCGCTGTATCGTACCGACTTGTATCTCGTTCCTCAGCGTTACGTCATACGTCGGTATGCCGTTGTTTCCATTCTCCTTGATGACAAGCTGATCGATATATACCTTACCGTCAATAAGCAGGTCGTCGTCCTTAAACCACAACAAATCCCCTTCCTTCAAGGTATCATGGAGGCTTTTTATCTTTCCCCTGCTCTCCTTGGCCTCCTCATCCTGTCTGGCCATGTATATCTCATCAATCTTCGGAGAGTAGGTATATCTCGAGTAGTCGTTCTTACACAGCCAGTGGATGGCCTTGGCAAGGAGCTTGACGCTTGCCGCCCATACATAGTTGGTTTCGTCCAACGATATTCCAAGAAGCACATAGTGGTCTCCCTTACAGACCTGATAGGCATTGGTACTGGCTCCGGGGGCGTTTCCAATACTCTTGTCATAGCTGTACGGGAACCATATATCAAGACTTGAATCCTGCGTTCTCTTACAATGCAGAGTCCAAGTGCCATCCTTATTTTGCTCTACGCTTGGCACGCTGAACTCCCGCCCTCCGCAGAAACCGTCCTTCATGCTTATCTTGCAAGAGTCTCCGCCTGCCGCGGAAATGGCAGCACGCAGGTCAAATCCAAGATTCTTAATGGTAATAGTAAATCCTGGTATCTTCGTTGTCTCCTTGTTGGGAAATACACCGTTATCTTCAACAACATCGGCGGACACCACGGTATTGATATATTCGTCGCTTGACGAGACTCCCGCCTCGGATTCTTTAACTTCCTCAACCGACGGATATACCTTTTTTAGTCCGTTGTCGTCATTTTCCTCAGTACAGAAAATATCGTCATCCCTATATCCGAGGGCTTCCGCATTCTGACTGACAATATACGGATCATACTGGTCAGATGAATATTTAACGACATGCTTTCCTGGTTCCGTATGGAAAACGGCAGTCGTGTTCGTATATGGGTTCTTGATGCTGTACGACGTGGTATCTGTCGCTTCGTCGTATGTCGAGCTACACAGCTCTGACAAGGCATATTTCGGGAACCCCGGCAGCATGAGATTCATGACGGCCATGTTATCGGGAAGTTTTGTCCCTGTGTAGTCCTGTGCCTCTACGGGAGCCTTGTCCTTGTCCACTCCAGACTCAAAGGTAATCTTCTTGCCCTTTGCTACAAGATCGGAAAACTTTTTAAACGCATCGTTGTCGGTGTTCTGCCACTCAAAGGCCTTCACCGTAGATCCATTGGCGTTGTACCTGACTTCCACGCACGCTCTTGCTTTGGCGGTGTCATCTTTCCCATAATTGTTGGAATGTACACATGCGTTGAGCGTAGGGCCTCCCTCTATGCTCACTCTCACAAAGTAACCAAACGGCTCCTCATACTTGGACTCGTTAATACCATCCTCGTATGTCGGTTTGTTGAACATGGCGGGCTTGTATGGAATGTCAAGAGAGAACTCAGTGAGATATGCCGTCGACCACCCTGTTCCGCCTCCCGTAGATGCGGTGATGTCGTGGTTGGCTTGCCAGTATACGTCCTCGACATGTCCCGAGACCTTCATGTCAAGCTCAGCGTAATACCTCGTCGGAAGGTTGTCGGAGCTTCCGTAGGCATGGAGTCTCGTGACCACCTTCTGGTCTGTGTCGGCCTGCTTGTCCACCTCGTAGAGGCCGTTGTCCTTTCCGTATTTGAAGATGTGGTTTGCAAAAACTCCAGCGGCCCCTACGATGACTTCCCTTCCCCTGACGATGAAGTTAAGGCCGAACTGACTCTTGAAGAGGGCCATGCCCTGCCATACGGTCTGGTTGTCTATAGAGACAGTTCTGTCAAGACGCTCGTCCTTACGTTCTGTCTGTGTGCCTGTATCTCCGTATATTGCCTTCCAACGTTTCAGGATGTTGGAAAGAAACGTTTCGTCAGTGGATATGTCTTTGGCTCTCTGTATGGTTCTGTCATAAGGGTTGGTGTCCCCACCACTGCCGGGGGTATAGAAAATCCAATAGTTCTCTTTTGCAAACCCGTTGTCCTTGCACCACCTGTCGGTACATGCCTGCAAGCGGTCGGCAAGGTCATTCATGTCCTTGGCGTAGAAACTGAAATTAGGAAGCGAGGAGTAATGTATCTTGTTGTCCGACAGCACCCAGTCGTGAAACTTTGCGTCGGTGAGTTCGTTGGACAGGGCGTTGAACTTCACGCTGTCATAGGTGAAGCCTTCCCCATAAGTCCCCCTCGAGGACTTCTTCACGACGGTCGGGTCGTAGTTGATGGTGAACCTCTCGCCCCTGTATATGATGTAGTCGCCTATCTGGAAGTCAATGGGGTATGCGGACTTGAACGACACTGTGACGAAGCAGTCGCCCATCCACTTGCCGCTGTACTCCAAGGTGTCCTGCTCTACGACCTTTCCGTTGCCGTCGTAGTTGGTCACGCTCTCATGGAGTACCTCTCCGTTTCCCCTATATATCGTCCACCTACTCATTGCACAATATTCAAATCAGTCACTTCCCCGCTTCTGTCCATAACCAAGGACACGGAGCTCCTTGGAGCGTCAACGTGCATGGTTATCTGGAAAACAAGTATCTTGGTGTCGTCGGAATCCATATTGAACCATGTCTTCTGCGATACCTTTATAAACCTCACATTGTAACGACCGGCTTGGCAGTGCGTATCGTATATGGCGAAGACACATCCTTTTCCGTCACCACCTGTGATGTACTTGATAAACGCATCAACTTTGTCTCTCAAATCTGAAACGTCATCGCTTTTAGCCTCACATGTGATTTCAATGTCATAGTCTTTTGCGGGCGGATTGCTATTGTTATAAAACACGTCAATTCCGTCCTCATCATGCCAGTCACGCTTGGCGACATCTTTCATATCAGACAATAGGATAAATGGGACTTCCTGAATGTACACAGAGAAGTCCTTTACGGTTTCCTTTACATCGCCTTTTTTATAAGACGTCCCGGAATAAATCAT